TTACAATTAAAAAAAGAAATTAAAGAACTCGAAAGTGGTTTACCAGCTGCAGAAGAAAGAGATGCTACAGCAAGATTTAAAATACAACTAGAGGATTTAAAAAAAATAAATGCAGAATTAACAAATGCAGTACTAAGAGAACAAGAAATAGGCGAAGAAAAGAAAAAAGAGTTTGATCTTGATCAACAAATAGCAGCAATAAAAAGAGAATTTAGTGGAGAGGAAAAAGATAGACTTGTTTCTTTGGCTCAACAAAACCACGAATTAAATAAACAAAAAACAGCAATAGAACAAGCAAACGAAGCAGCAAAAAGACAAGCAGAAATATTTAAAAAGATAGGCGACAGTATTGCAACAGGTATTTCTGATGCTTTGGTTGGTGCAATTTTACATACAAAATCTTTAGGTGAAGCTGCCAAAGGTATTCTTAATGATATAGCATCACAACTTTTAAGACTTGGTATTAATACATTATTGAAAAGTACAGGTTTTGGAATATTTTCTAATCTGCCCGGATTCGCTAATGGTGGCAGACCCCCTGTTGGTAGACCTTCAATAGTAGGCGAGAAAGGACCAGAATTATTTGTACCATCTACCGCTGGTACCATAATTCCTAATAATAAGATGGGAGGGACTACTAATAATATTGTTGTTAATGTAGATGTAAATGGTGGAGCTAGTGCTGATGCTGATGAAAGCAACAGCAAACAGTTTGGACTAGCTCTTGCATCTGCGATTCAAGCAGAAATAATTAATCAAAAACGTGCCGGAGGTTTACTTTCATAATGGCTACTTTTCCCTCTATTACTCCAAGCTATTCTTCATTTTCCAAAAGAACAAATCCAAACATAAGAACTGTTAGATTTACAGACGGTTATGAACATAGAATATTTTTTGGATTAGCTATTCACCAAAATCCTAAAGAATACACTTTGCAGTTTGATGTTTCAGAAACTGAAGCAGATGTATTGACTGCTTTTTTAAATAGCAGAGTAAACGATCAAGCAAGTTTTGATTTTACTCCACCCTCTGAAGGCTTTACAAAAACAGGGACATATTCTCAATCAGGAACAACTACAACAATTACAATTGCAAATCATGGTGTTGCAATAAATGATATCCTTACAATTGATTTCACCTCTGGTTCCGCAGTTGATGGTATTTTTGTAGTTGTTACAAGTACCGACATCAATACTTTTACCGTCACAGCCGCTGTTAGTGCTACTAATAGTGGTAATGTTTCAATAACACTTTCAGGCGAAAGAAAATTTGTCTGTCAAAAATGGAATAAAACAATACCATATAACAATCGTGCAAAAATAAATACAACCTTTAGAGAGGTATTTGAGCCATGAGTTCAAGTGTTATAAGTGATTTACAAGGAATAAATCCATCTTCAATAATAGAACTTTTTGAATTAACTACAACGACAGCCTTACATGGTTCTGCCACTACATACAGATTTCATGCTGGTTCTAGTTTAAATGCAAATGGAGAAATTATATGGCAAGGTAATTCATATCAAAGATTTCCTGTAGAAGCAACAGGTTTTGCTTTTCAAAAAGGACAAATACCAAGGCCAACTTTAACTGTAAGTAATGCCTTAGGAACCATAACCTCAATACTTTTAACTGTTAATGAAACAACCACTGGTAATGATTTGACAGGAGCAACTGTTACCAGAATAAGAACTCTTGCTAAATTTTTAGATAATGCAAATTTTCCTCAACAAAAAACATCAGTCACTACATTTTCCCCAGACCCGAATGATGTGGAAACTGTTTTTTATACAGTCACAGTAGTAAATGTTGATGGTTCTAATATATTTGCAATTAATGGAGAAAATAATCCAGTTATAACAATGAAACGTGCTTCAACTTATATTTTTGATCAGTCAGATAGCTCAAACAGTGGACATCCTTTCGCAATTAAATCTGATGCTGGTGGATCTCAGTCAACAACTGTTTCTGGCACTGCTGGGAATGCAGGGGCAACTGTTACTTATGAGCCGGCCTATCCGTCTGCACCAAATGATTTAAGATACTATTGTACAGTTCATGGGAATGGAATGGGTAATACGATTACAATGAATGATCCAGCTTTAATATCTTCTACAAGCTTTACAAATACAATACAAGTTAATCCCTTTGGTACACCAGCTAACTCTGAATTTCCTAGAGAAATATATTCAATAGATAGAAAATCATCAGAAACAAGAGATGCTGTTAGCTTTGAACTGGCTGCTCCTATTGATCTTGCTGGTGTTCGAGCACCAAAACGTCAATGTACTCGAAAAGATTTTCCTAGTATTGGTCGAATAAGAATATGAGTTGGAAGCAAGATGCATTGGTTCATGCGAAAAATCAAGATCCAAAAGAGTCTTGCGGTTTATTAATTAATGTTAAAGGTAAAGAAAAATATTTTCCTTGTAAAAATTTATCTAGTTATTCACAGCAATGTTTCATTATTGACCCTGAGGACTATGTAAAAGCAGAAGATCAAGGAAAAGTATTGGCTATAATACACAGTCACCCAGTAACACCTCCAGTAGCAAGTCAGGCAGATTTAATTAGTTGTGAGGAAAGTAATCTTATTTGGCATATAGTTAATCCTAAAACAGAACAGTGGGGTTTTTGTAAGCCCTTTGGATATAAACCACCCTTAATTGGTAGACCTTGGGTGTGGGGTATTACAGATTGTTGGAGTTTAGTCAGAGATTGGTATAAAGAAAAGTTGGATATAACACTTAGAGATTGGGATAGACCAACAACACCTGAAGAATTTATTAAAAATCCTATGTTTGAAATTTGTGCTTGGAGAACAGGATTTAGGCAATTAAGACCTAATGAAAAATTAAAAAATGGTGATTTATTATTTATGTCTATAATGGCAACAGGACTGAATCATGTGGCAATTTTTTTAGATGGTGATGTATTACATCATTTAGCAGATAGAATATCTTGTAAAGAGCCATATTCAGAATGGCTGTTAAAATGCACAGGCATGAGGTTACGTTATGCTCAAGAAAGTTAAATTATATGGTGATCTGGTAGAGGTTACAGGTCATAAAGAGTTTGAAGTAGCAGTAAATTCAACAGCACAAGCTGTTAGTTTTTTAATAAATAATTTTCCTAAATTAGAAAGTTATATGGCTAATAGATATTACAGAGTTTTGTTAGATGAAGAAGAAATGGATATGGAACAATTACATTTTCCTGTAGGTAAATCATCAATTAAGTTTGTACCTGTGATACAAGGTTCTGGTGGTAATGTGGGAAAGTTTATATTAGGTGGAGCATTAATAGCTGTTTCAATGGGTGCTTTTGGTGCTTTTGGTGCTGGTGCAATTAATTTTGGTGGAGGAGGTTTTGCTGCTGCAAGTCTTGGAGCCAAAGCTGCTTTTGGTATTGGTGCTGGTTTAGTGCTTTCTGGTGTGAGTGGTATGTTATTTCCTGTACCTAAAATGCCTGAGTTTAGTTCTGAACAAGATCCTAGACTATCATTTAGTTTTAGTGGAACTCAACAAACTGGAAGGGCTGGAACTCCAGTACCTTTGGTTTTTGGAGAAATCATAACTGGCTCGGTAGTTATCAGTGGAGGAATAGACACTGAGCAAGTTCAAGCATGACTGATAAAAGAAAAATTATTAAAGGTTCTGGTGGTAGGCCAAGTCCACCACCACCAAGACAACCGACAAAGACTCCAGACACTCTACACAGTAAACAGTTTGCTTCTTTTCTAGACCTTATTTCTGAAGGGGAAATAGAAGGAAGTGCTTCTGCTTCTAAAGAGGGAATTACAGATAAAACAAGTACTGCTTATAAAAATGCTTATTTAAAAGATGTTTTTCTTAATGATACTCCAGTATTAAAATCTACAGCAAGTTCATCAAGTCCCGCATCTATTGATTTTAATTTTCAAGATGTAACTTTTAAGTCGAAATTTGGAACAGCAAATCAAACTAAAATTGCTGGAATAGAAAGTAGTCAATCAACTATTCCTGTAGGTGTAACTGTTACAGTAGCAAGTCCAGTGACAAGACAAATTACAAATACTTCAGTTGATCGTATAAAAGTTTCAATAACATTTCCACAAATACAAAAAGCAACTGATGAAGGTGATTTATTAGGTTCTTCTGTTCAATTTAAAATATCTGTTCAATATAATTCTGGAGGTTTTACTGATGTTCATACAGACACTGTTACAGGTAGAACTGCTGATGCATATCAAAAAGACTTTTCAATAGAAGTGACTGGTTCATTTCCTGTAGATATAAGAGTTACAAGAATAACTGCAGATAGTACCGAATCTAGTTTGATTGATTCGTTTCAGTGGACAAGTTTTTCTGAAATTATAGATGATGTACAAACTTATTTAAATTCTGCATATAACTTAATAAGGTTAGATTC